GTCATCGTGGCAAGGGTCCCGCTTGTAAGGACGCAATAGACGATGCTCTCCGGGTTTTGCTGAACGTCCATGTCCATGATGCCGTCGCCAAGAATATGTGGCGCAAGAATTGTCCTGTCTACCGCCATGTAGGTATTCAGATCAAAAAAGTAAAACATTTCCCTCAGTTTTTTAGCGAATCTCTGAAGGTAATAAACAAAATGGCCTATTCTTCGTGGCATGATAGAGGCGGATCCGTATCCTACCTCCTCACTTACGTGGGCATTATCCGGGGTTATCGCGACGTCGTCACCGCCTGAGCTTGTGACAAATACGCCACCAAACGTGCCGGCCAATAAATTATTCGCCGAAGCAAGCCATTGAATCTCATTGGATTCTGTGGAACTCAACGGAAGATTCAAGGAGTCATCATCAGCTTCTGTATCGAGCGCGTAGTCTTCGTATTTAAAAATCTTTGATGCCCATTCTTTTTGCGGCTCATAATTGGTTCTGGCAAACCAGAGACGAAAATCATGTAAAGTAACCCTAGCTGGGTATCCTCTGACGGCGCTCCATGCTCCCTCAGCCCAGGTTGAAGTTGAGGTAGATATATCAACATTCAAATTCTTTATGACGGTACCTGTGGCTGTATAGCTGTTGATAACGTTGGTGATCTTGACATAGGCCACTTCCCTAAGCCCGGTGGTCGCGTTTGTTTCGGCTGTCAAAGGCCCTATAGAAAAATAAGCATTGTGGTGTCCAAGCGTACTGCCTGACAGCGTGAAAACATTTTTACCTGTTGCAGCTGTAATATTTATCGTCCCTTGCGTAGCGGATACAAAAAGAGTCGTTGACGTGTCCGTGTTTGAGTCAAGGAATGGGCCTCCGATATAAGAGAGATTTGAAATTGCCCATTCGTTCGCTGATGTCCTGATTAATTTTTGAGGCGGGTGACTTGGATGAGCAAGCCATATAATGTCGTTCAGTTGGACGTAGTGAACGTCGAAAACCTCATTTTGCGTAAATACGGTTGTAAGTTGATAAGCGGCCGTGCTGTATAAAGAAGCGATTTGAGTTGCGGTCAGTTCCGAATGAATAAATGCTATATTGTCTACTTTATTTTTCCAGTTTTTGGCTCCTGCGGCCGATGTTGCCCCTATCCTGAAAAGAGAAGTGGTATCACTCATCCTTACGAAACTTGTGTCAGGAGTAAAAGTCAGATTTTTTGAAACTCCGTCGATATAAATTTTGCAATGACCGGATGCGGTGCCGTCACCCTTAAATACAACTGCGAAGAGATGCCATCCTGTTGTGATTTCATCGTTTGCTTGCCATGTATTTGAAGCGCTTGTCTGATGTGGTTCGCTAGGAACACTGAAGTTACTTGTCCAAACAGCGCTTCCTTTTACAATGCGAATCTCATCCATCCAGCCATCGAAGTCACTTAAACCCCCAAAATGTGACCCGATCCTAATGCCCTGGCTTGTTTGTACGTCGTTGCTATTTGCAGTAGTCCCTATCTGCGTCCCGTTGATGAATGCATAGATGGTTCCTGATGAGCGCACATAGGCGACGTGATACCAATTATTGATAACGGGCGTCCAGCTGTAAGTGATCACGCTTCCAGCGACGTAAGTATAAAGCTGATTGGCTGTGTACGTGATGGCAACGCCGGCAGCGGTTCCACCGATATCGATCATAGTAGGTTGGGTAGGATTTAGAGTGTTGAACCTAACCCAAAAATCAATCGTGAAATCGCCTGTTCCAAAATCCCAATCTGCATGGTCGGGTATCGAAAGGTAGTCTCCGGTTCCATCGCATAGAAGCGACCCAGTTCCAAATTCTTTTTGATCCGTGTCGACCTGAGCATTCCCATTGGCCGTTATAGTATGTCCTGATGCAGACGAATCCGTAAAAGATGTTGATCCATCCGCTCCATCTGCGTGAATGAGGAGTTTAGTATCGGCTGTTCCTGAACTCACGATAAATGAAAGTTGGTCTGATGAATTAATAGAAAACTCATATTCGCCGGATTTTGAGACAATCGCTTGGGTTGATCCATTATTTGAATAATACGCCCATCCGACGATGGTCATTGGTTGGGAGGCGGCTGTCCTCGTGAAATTTGCATGATCAGTTACCGAGACATGATATATCCCATTAAGTTGAAATCCGGTGCTGACAATCGCCGTCGTGCTCAGTGATTGAGTGATCGTCGAAGTGCTGCCGTTATGTGTAGTTTGGGCGTCAAGGACAGTCGTTGAATTGGTATTGTCATTGCACTTCCAATGTGCTTTTACATTAGAGCCGAAAGCCGATAAGTCCTCAGTCCCGGATGGAGTTATAACTTGGCCTCTATTTGTATAAAACCTCATATAAAGGTCGCCCATTTCAATCACGTAAGCATCGGAACGATTGAAGACGAATTTTATAAGACGAGTCCTAAGGGTGGAATCGCTGGCGGTTGCGACGTAACGAGTCCCTGGCATAGATATTGCCGGGCCATAGGAACGTGGGAGCATGTTTTGAACGATCTCACAGGCATTTGCGTATTGCGCGATATCCGTTCTGCCGTAAAGCGACGGCCCAAATTCACCGCCGCTAAAACTCGTTTGTATTACATCTACTTTCATTTAACCAATCCCCATGAGCATCATCTTTGGAACACCCACGATAGGAATCGGCGGGCCACCTCCAGCTAGCCAAGAACCATTATTAAAAGTGCCGTTCGCGACTTGCTGGGTATCATCAATCGTCGTGCCTGATCCTTCGTTGCATTTGAAATAATGTTGGAGATTAGCCGCGGAAGCGTAATTTCCTGAATTTGCCGTAGGATAAAGCACGGTTCCTGAATTGTATAATGCCGTGACTTCCGAAGAAGTTAGTTGGTCGTTCCAAAGCATGACGTGCGTTATCCTACCATCGGCATAAGTAGGCCCACTGGTTCTTTTTCCAATTAACCCTGAGCTATCAATTGTCGGGGTTCCGGCGTTCCCGCCTAAAACACAAGCAGTCGCGTTGACATACAGTGCGGTATTGGTTGTATTGACTTGACCTCCGGCGTGAGTAACAACGATAAAAAAGTATGATCCAGTTGAGATGTTTGTGCTGGTATCGTTCGCCCTTATTTGGAAGGATCCTGGAACGTGGAAATTTGGACCAATCACACTTCCATCGTTATAAATTCCAAGATGGATATTACCGACTTCAACAAAAGGCTTATTATCGGCGACCGAGTCGAGGTTTGCCCAAACCGCTATCGAAATCGCCCCGCTTCCAGTAACAACATTCGTAAAAGAAATATTCGATGCGCTTCCGTCAAAATCAGCAGCTGCCTCTGCCATTTAGGCCTCGTCATAAAAAGATAAAGAGTAGTGGACTAAAACAGCTGTGCTTAAACTGATCGTAACGGCGGACGTCGACCGGGTAGCGAAAAGATAAGCTGTCGGCGGAACCGCAAGGTTAGCTCCTGAATTTGCGCCCGATGGAGCCATGAGCGTAACACGCCATTTCTCCTTTGCGTTAGCGAAAGCTCCATCACAAATCAATACCGTTACTTCCGACGATGATGTTGTCGTAAACGAGAACGCGTAAATCTTAGCTTTGTTGCTCGGTGTGTAAATCGATGTCCACGTCGCGGATATGGTCCCTGTGGCCCCGGTAAGGGTCTTTCCAGATTCGTTTGCCTCTACGACTCTCAAAGTCGTCGCCGCTACCGCTCCTGTATTTCCGTCAACTGCAGTTTGACCTGAAATGAGCGTGACCGTGACCCTTGTGGAAGCAAGGGATACCGTTGCAAGCGAAGCCGATGGAGAAAGGTGAGCTGTGACTATTGTTGAAGAAAGAGAAACGGTAGCCAGGGACGCCGAAGGCGATAGATGTGCCGTCACTATGGTCGATGAGAGCGAGGACGTGATCGTATTGTCGACTGTCACTTTTGTCGTCGACAAGGATGCCGTTACCGCCGTGGAGGTGAGTGTTACGTTTAGCCCTGAGCTTTCAATTGTTACTTTCGTCGAAGTCAAAGTAACATTCAAACCAGACGATTCAACAGTAACCTTGGTGTTTGTGAGGGAAACGTTTGCTGGGTTGCCTACTGCGTTGGTTATGGTTGTTGCGGTCGTATTAAGAGTCAACGTTCCGACCGTCATGTTGACTAGAAGATATCCGCTTGAATCGATTACCATAGGAAGAACGCTGTCATCTGCCGTTGAGCCAACTGTCTTGGCATAAAGAGCGCTTACCCATGCGTCTTTTGCGTCACTTATTCTTCTAGGGTCAATGGTTGCCATTAGCTGTATGACCTCGCTGGATTACCACCCGCTCCGTATTTGGCTTTGAGCCAGGCGTCATCAAGAACTTCCTGGTGCAGGCCGGTTTGAGAATCCTCCGCCATTGCTTTCGGCAGAGATATCTTTTCGTATTTTTCAAGAAACGACTGAGCTTTTCTTGCGTCGTTTAGAATATGAAAACAAATCGCCGCGCATAATTTGTCTATGAAGGCCTCTACTGATTTGTGACGCCACAGACCGTACTCAGAATGATCCCTTGTGGCGAGCGTTCCAAGAGTGGCCGTATCTGAAATAATATGACTTCCCTCCTCGCGCCAGATGGCCTCAATGTCGCTCATTTCCCAAATGCGGAGGATATCCGTAGGTCTGGAATAAACATACGCTTCCTCGCTATGAAGCCATTGGACTGTGGTTGTAGCGACAGTGGCAAGCGTTGTCCTTGTGAGCGCGAATGTCCACCGACACTCAGTGAGAAAACTTTTTCGTTCGTTTTCGATTATGGAATTTAATGCTCTTGCATTAACAGAATCTTCTGTCAAGGCTGTGATAGGCGAGGCGCCGCAGAGAACAAGCGCGTGATTGCAAATTCCAACTGTTGTGTATGTAGCCATGAAAACCCCTTAAAAATTTGGGGTCTCTCCCTCCTGTCGCACCACTTAGTGGCAGGTGTCGCCGTCTTTTTACGTATACCGAACTACCGTTTTGATCGTACCGGTGGTCATCGTCCAGTTGTTCAGCTTGATAGCGACTGTAGTTTTAGTTCCAGTCGTAACAAACTGAAACCCTGAATTGACCATAGCGAACACCAGCACACCACTCGTTGGAGTACCGCCAGGTGTACTCCCACCCGGCAAGACGATACTCGTCTTTGTCAGGTTGTGCGTGATGGTCGTTGCTGCCATGATGTCCGAAATGCCGGTAGCCGCCAAGATGTCCGTTGTATCACACACAAAACCAAGGCTGATGGTTCCGCTGGTCTGTGAGGCAGTGGTAAGAATATCCACTGTGATACCCGTGAGCTTCTTGTTTTCCGGAATTTCAGCGATCTGGATGGTCGTCAAGGTGTTCGTGAAAGCTATGGTATAGCTGTCAATCCACACCTTTTCGACTGTTTTGATGTATCCATCCGCGATGATGTTATCTCCAGAACCGCCCGCGTAGTATTTAGTCAAATTCGCGGCCGATGTGGAGATTGTTGAAGAGACGTTAGCCATTGCTTTCTCCTTTTCCCCTATAGGGATTATTCAGACGTGCAGTTGACGAGAACGACACGAGCTTCTTCCAAGCGCACCGCGCCAATGTTCAGCTCGTAGTAGACCTGCCATGAATAGGACAAGTCAGTACGTTCGTCGGTACGGACAAGCGGCTCGGAACCCATTGCCATGCAAAGCGCATAGCGGTTAAAAGCCATGCAGCTTGTCACCGTCCCACTGCTCGACAGGTTTGTCGAAACGATCCACTTAAAGCCCATCCAGGTATCGATTTCGCCGCGGACAAGGGCTTTGACGGCCGCATAGTCCGAAGAAGTCGCCTGGGTGGTATTTAAGAGCTGATCCATCGCGTGAGGGCTTACGGCGAAAAAGCGGTCCTCAGCCTCCACGTCCTCAAGGTCAAGCACTCTCTTCGTATTCCTAACTCTTTGGAATGTAAGAGTGGCTGCCGTACCTTGCGTGGTGATGTTCGGGGTTGGATCAACGTGAGCGGCGATTGACGTTGTTCCAAGCGTGACGTTTGTTGAACCCGTCTCGCCTGATTTGGCAATCGCACTCATTTGATTTGCGATCACCGTATCGATCTGACGTCCAAGAGCAGAAGCCGCGGCGATCGTGTACGCCGAGCGAGGATCCGAAATCATCCTCAACTCATCACCGCGATCCAGCATACGGTTGTCGTGGTAATCGACCAACGTCCCCATCCTTCGACCGAGGTTCGGGTCGTTGTTTGGGGTTTGAACGTTCCTGCCGCCCTTCGTGGACATAGACCATTTTCCGATCTGGTCCTGGAAGAACGTTTTTCCCTTAACGTTCGGCTTGATGTATACGGTAGAGAGTAGCTTTGAATATTTCTGCTGAGCAAGCTGCATAATATTCGCCGCGTACGCTTGTGCGTATACATTGGATTGTGTGTCGGCCATTTTGGCCCCTCCTTTTTTATGGGTACACTTAAAAACCAAACAACCTTTACTACGCTTGGGATTTGAGTGTCCTCTTGAAGGAGGGTCGCCTCTTACGCCTTGATTTGCCGGGGCATGTTAAGCGTATCCGGCCGATCCATAAAACATCAGAGCTTCAGGGCTTTTAGCGTGTCTTGGCTCTGTTTAAAGCGGCTCTTAAGGTGTTAACATAATCGACTGCTCGATCATGGTCCAACTGAAGAGCTTTTGGATTGTTGTACGGATGGTTTAGATCCGAAACAATCAAATCGATTTCCCTTTGGATTTCTTCCGGTGTTTGAGAATGCCGCTGATACCTGAAATCTCCGATCTTGTTTTCAGCAAATTGCTCACCAATCTTAGCCAGGAACTTCACGCCACGCGGGTCTTTGACAAGAACAGCTGTAACGAAGTCATTCATCTCCTGACTATCGGAAAACTTGTTGATGACAAGTTGACCAAGCTCAACCTTCGACTGGTAGGCATCCCCCCACTCCGACCGTAAAAGATTAGTCGCGTTGGTCACTGCATCTTGAGTTTCCTTCACGATATTGGCGTGTTGCTGTTTCACCATTTCGGTGTAGGCGCCCCAAAGCCCTTTGGCTTGGTCTGGTGTGAGGTTAAACTTATGAAGAGCCTCGGCGAATTTGCCCTTGTCGAAGCTCACACCCTTCATGTTTTCGGGTACCTGAACATCAGGCAGACCATACCCTTCCGCTGTATCCGGGATCTTCATGGCTTTTTTAAACAAAACCATCGCCGGGTCATCCGGGCCTTTTGGAATAGGCACCTTGTCATGCCCCATCATCTTTTGAAGTTCAAGATGTGCCTTTACAGCGTCGTTAAATCCATCCTTCGTATCCGCGTACTTCTGCATAGTCGGACTGTTGGCGAAGTCTGGACTGAGTTGATTCTTCCAGCTAAACGCTGGTGGTTCGACTGGTGGTACACTCGGGTCCGGAGTGTCCGATGGCTTCGGGTCTGGAGTATCCGACATTTAGATGTCCTCCCTTTTTACGTATGCGACGATTTGGTCGGGGTTAAGCTCGAGAAGCGTTTTAATCGTCGCAAGAACCTGGCGCTTCCCGTGCTTGATTAAAATGATGTCAGGATTTATTTCGACAAAGTCATACCACCCGCAGATTTCCTCTAAGAATTTCATCACTTCTTTGCCAACTGGCGTATCAAGCGAAGCTCTGAGGTTTGACTGTAAAGCTTTGACTTGTTCTACGTCTTTAAGGTCTGTCATCTTTTAGCTTCTCCGGCCTTTGCAAATGCCGCATCCGCTTGACCCGCATTCTTTGCAATCTCCGACCCCGCGTGAACTTTGGCCAGCTCCTCTTGCTCCGCCGCTTGTTGTGCTCTGCCTTCTCTGATTTGTTTAACCTCGTCGTCGTCACGTAGGACTTTAACCGGAGCTCCTGTGATGGACCAAACCTCTTCGGTCACTTTGTCTGGGTTGATTTTGTCAAGGACCGTTGGGTCAAACTGCGCCATATTTCCAATCATCGTGAGTCCGGTAACAAGAGTGTTTAGCTCAGCCCTTCTTTGGGATTGTGCGAGCATCCCAACAAAATCAATATCGTAGCTAGGATAGATAAGCATCTCAAAAGGAGGATCGGGGAGCCTGCCGCGTCTGGCAAGGATTCCTATTGTCCTGCTGTAAATAGGTGAGATGACCTCAGCGAGATATCGACCGACGGCAGGACCAAGCATGGTCATTTTCTCGTTTATGCGCTCCATGATTTCTGGGTTATTCATGTCCTTCGTGATATTCGAGAAAGCGAGAAACACGTCGTGGTACATGAGAGTTTTGACTTTCATCGAATAATACTCAACGGCCTGGATTCCTAAAGATGGGTCACCGAAATTCCCAAATGCAAAGATGTCTTTTCCGGAATCCATCACTGTCTTTTTATAAGCGTTGATTGCCCTAGGATTCATGTTAAACGGGGAAATAAAAGCGTTGTGAGGCACGGCGATTGGAGGATCTGTATGTTTCATCATGGTGCGGAGATTTGTTTTTGCGATTGTATTCAAAAGCCTGGCAAAAGGTAGCGCCTTCATTGCCGGCGAGAATCCCCATGAGATAAACGGTCTTTTGTCGAATCGATGGGCGAATGCAGGAAACTCGTTATACCCTGATTCGTCTATGATGCTTTTCGCCGCAACATCAATCCAAACGGCCTCAATCGGAAGATTTCTTTTGTCATATTTTCGTACGTCTCTTTTGTAACGTTCTGCTATGAAAAGAAGAAATTTGTGTTTTGTTGAATGGCCTTTGCCTTCTCTTATTTCCTGGCGCATTTCGGTTGACAATCCTTCCTCTCCCCACCGGTCTTTGGCCTGTTCTGCCGTGTATTCAAACTCGATGAAGTAAGCAGAAACGCGACCTCTTGCATCCTCAACAATAACGACCTGCTTGATCGGCATGTTGTAAAACCGGATGTCATTCTCAAGGTCTTCCTCCTCAAAAAGAACGGCTGTCCCGTAAACACCACTTGCCTTGTATGATGGAAACATCTGGTCGTAAAAGTTCGAGCGATTGAGGGCGTAGTTGACTTCTTCCGTTACGTTCTCCAAGAACTTTGCAACTGCCTTATTCATTGCAAGTTCTGGATCTCGGTGGCGGAGCTTCGCCCACTTTGAAGAAGGCGGGGTGAGATAATTCATGAACCCTGATGCAAACACGTCCGCGCATTCCAGGGTTGTTGAATCCCAAAGGAATGAAGGATTAAGCTCGTTCCCTTCGGAGTAGGTTTTATTTACTTCTGAGGATTCGATATAGAAATAGTCGTGGAGAGTCTGCCAGTAGCCTTCAAACTGGCGACGTTTTGAAAGTTCTTCTTCGTAGCGCTTTATTAGCTCGTCGGCGCGTGGTCTTGAAGGGGCCTTGGGCGCGTCTGACTGAACCTGCGGCATAGAATCTCCCAGATATTTCGTAGGGTTAATTCAACCATCACCACAGGCTCACCATTTGAAGGGGTCTGCGCCTGGACTTCTTTTGAAGCATTCTCGCGGACTGATTGCTCAGCCCGCTTTCTCTGGCTGTTTAAATTTAACCGCGAGGCCCAGCCCATCTAAAGCGACCTCACATAATGTGTTTCCATCGGTTTGTATCCTACCCTTTCGTAAAAGCTTTTTATCTTCTCGGTCTTCGAGTTCTCAAGAACAGCCATTATTATAATCTCAGTACCTTGAGATTTCAATATCTTTTCGACTTCTCTAAGTAATCTCACTCCGTTTAGACGGTGAGACTTGTTGACGTACCAAATAACCTCTTGAAAAACCTTTTTTCCATTTGATGGAAATAGGCTTCGGACACCGTATAAAATTCCTTCGCACCTTCCATCTTCAAGCATAAGGAAGGAATTTCCTGGGTCAGCGTTCCTGATTGCATCAGCGAGAACGACTGGCTCTGGAAAACCGGCATATTCACTTACTGCCTCCTCATGGAAATGCTCTACAAGATTTAGGATGTCTTGGAAGTATCTGTCCGAGTATGTTTCTACCCTCATTGTCCAAGGAGCGTCTTTCTGGCAACTTGCGCCTCACCGGCCACACCTAGCGGTGAAGTATAGACCGTCTGAGATAGCGTTGCTTTTTTCCTTCGGACCATCTCGTCAGCTCTTTTCGCTTCCACCTCAGGTGATGGCGGTTGCGGTAAAGGCTGTGGTTCCGGAACCGATATTTTTGGTTGAGCCATCTTTGAAAACGCAGAGCCTGCGCCAACCCCAGCAAGCCCAAGCAAAACAGCCGTAGTCGTTGTTCCTGCCATCAATGCACCCCCGCTATTTTAAATAGATTCTCCTCTTTCGAGTATTGTTGATATTGCTCAGGCTCATATTGCCGGTCCTGCTTTTCTTTCACTTGTCCTATTAAACTCACGGCCATAATCAGCGCGTCCGCACGGTTAGGGGACTTGATGCCATCTCTCCTCATTTTGTCTTTTGAGACAAGAACGCGTCTCTGATTGTGGTCAAACTCGTACTTAATCGTCAAAAGCTCTTCGATGGTTTTCTCGTCTTTGATACAAATATGGCAGGCTCGTATCAAGTCTTTAAGTTTGTAGGCGTTGACAGTTCTTGCATTCCCGAAGTTTTTATTTTCTTGATATGAGATCGCTGGATTCTTGAAACCCACAAAGTAATCAAGCTTTCTACCTTTCGAGAGCGTGTCAAACGGCCCAGCTCCTAAGCCATCCTCGTCAATCGCGCAAATGTCAACGTTCTGGTCATTCGTATGGAGAAGAATGCGCCCAGTTGTGTAGTTCAAATCCTTCTGGTCCCACTCATCCACAAAGACTTCCTCCCAATGGAGTGCACCCATTTGTTGGAGAACGTAGTAAACGCATTTATCATCACCGAATCTTGCGATATCCACACCGGCTACTCGGATTCCATAACCCGAGGCGAGAGGATGTTTATTCTTTTGTGCGTCATGGATCTCTGTCAAAGAATAAAGAGCATCCTCGGATTGGTCGAGCGGCTCGCCGAGCCAAATATGACGGTAATCCTTCTCACTGAGTTTCCGACACTCCTCAGCTTCTTTTTTTAGGGCATTTGTGCAATGCGGGTTCTCGTCGTAGTTTATCTCTATAACCAAGCAGTCCGAACGCTTTGAAAGCATCACGATCACAGGGTCATTGAAAACGTGAGGGTTCATCGTGAAAATAATCTTGGCATCCTCTTTCCGGATAGTAGGGATTAGAACGTCGAGCGTTTGCTTGGTGATAGCTTGGGCTTCGTCGATCCAAAGAATATCAACGCCTTCCATTCCTTGGATGTTGAAAGCGCCTTGCTCTCTAAACCCTCTGAATGAAATAGGCGTTTTCGTCGTTTTTGACGTGATAGTTGAAGCTGCAATATCGAAAGGTAATTGAAACTCTCGGATTAAATCTGCTAGGAGAGAGTAAACGGATTCACGGATGCTGTTCTGCGTCTCACGGCCACATACCGCACGAAGTTGATTTTTCTCGCAAAGGTAGAGAAAAAAACGGCCGAATGATTGAGACTTCGCACCGCCGCGTCCGCCTTTGATAATGAAGTATCTGTACTTAACAAATACCTCCGGATCGAGTATTTTTAAGAGCTTATCTGGAAGGTTAAGTTGTGGTGGGAGAGTCAGGTGAGCCACGCTTGAAATACTCCGCGATGCGGTTTGTATTTTCAGGCTCACCAGGAATTTGCTTCTGGATCGTAGCCGAGACTACAATAGTTTGATTCATCCCTTCAAATTTTTGTGTGACAGCCATTTTACAAACAGCAATGGCAATCTGTATCTTGTTCGTCTGCTTAAATTTGTGAAAATTATCATTCAAATAAGTGTACGATTTTTTGAAAAGTTCGTTAAAACTGATTGTATCTTCTTTGGTAATCGCCGGCATATTATTTTTTCTTCAACTGCTTTAAAATCTCGTACAAAAGATTCGCCTCGACCGAATCGGTTTCCTGAAAAGTCCCGTCACGGCCTTTGACTTGGACCTTCTTTCCAATCCGATTGATCTGTATCTCATCCTGAAAAGAAAAAACGTTGAAACCGCGCCTTAACTCTGCCATGGCATTATTATAGCAAAATAGGGAGCTTCCCGTCACGATGATTTTTTATCTGCTCATAGGCCACGTCTTCTTGCCCTGGAATGATGTTTTGTTCCGCCAGTCTCAAATGCTCATCGGCCTCTTTATTGTTCCCGAGTATTCTTAAACAAGTGGCAATATTAATCAGTAATTTAAATTCCTTTGGCGAAATGAGTTTCGCCATAACCCAAAGAATCAGCGCCTCTCTATAACTTTGAGTGTCAAACCTCTTCATGGCCCGACAATGCCAGGCCCACCAAGCGTTCGGATCCTCGATAACAGCCATTTCCGTGATCCAATATTCGTCCTTGTAAAGATTAATCGTATACCATGCCCGTGTAGCGTAAAAAGTAAAAAAAGCTACTACGACGATTGGGGAATGAGAAATAACCTGGGCCAAGGCATACATCAGAAAGACGTTTGCCGGCGCCGCAAACCGCTCGGCAATCTCTTGGTTTGCTCTCACGAAATTACAGTACGGAAATATGCCGAAAAAGTACCCAAGGATAGCCCAAGTAAACGACGTACCCCAGTGAGTCGACGCATAATAGACAGTCCACAAAAAGAAGCTGGCGCCTATCCAGAAATACCTATCCATGCTCCTAGCCCGGCGCTTCATCATCTCGTTGCCAGCCATTGACTGCAGGAAATTGTGATAAAACGTGATCCGGATAGGAAAAATACAACGGACTAGGTAAAAGCCGTAGGTCTTGAAGAACACCACGAACTTATGCCAACCCATTTCCCTATCGGCCTTAAATGCCTCAGTCTTGTGCTTAAAATCTATCGCCTTCTTGTATTTCCTTGAGTGAAAAAACCAGCAAATAGGAACAAAGGCGAGAAGATACCACACCGGGGATCCGACAAGCGTAAGCGGGAGCCAAAATCCAATGGTGTACCAGGTGCAAAAAAATAGAAGCGCCGGAGCTAAAATGGGCAAGCTGATTGAGACCAAAAGATTCAAGATTGGGAGAGAATACCCGCGGCCGCTAGGCCACATGGTCGCTTGGTTATTCATGGGGTTCGTTGAATAAAGCATGGCCGCTACAAACGACACCCAATTCGCGCCAAAGGCAAAATAGATGGCCACACAGATGCTCGTGTGAATCAAGAGCGTAAATAGATGGTCAAATTCCTCTGTTTTCATGAACACCATGTACCAACGATTTGATTTTATACTGCTCGGCATCCCACTTTTCTCAAGGATAGACTTGCCAGATATAAAATGCACACTCGGCGAGAGCTTCTTGAGTTGCCCGGTGAATCTAAGCCACCATTTATGCCAGACGTTCTTAGCGACTGGTGGATTCTTCCAAGCTGTAAAGTCGTCAGATACGAATTTGAAACGGAGAGTTTTGAGGTAAATGGCGAAGTTTACGATGATTATCCACGCAACAAATTCAAAACTATTCACCTCGCCACTCATAAGTATCTTAAACATAAATCCTCGCTATTCTGCGTGTTTTAAATGCCCCAAACGTTTCAAAAGATAAGTGAAGTCCTCCAAGCAATGGATGTCCTTTATCTTCTGCCACCAATAAACCGGATGGCGATAAACCTTGTAGACCTCTTGGATATACCTTTGCGCTTTGTGGTTCGGGTCCGGCGCCGTGCGCGGCGGCATGTAAACGGACGCTTGGGCAGTCTTGACGTAACCTTTCTTCAAAAGGTAGTGGACAAGCCGGACTGTTCGCATGTTGTCCTCATGGGACTCCCACGGGTAGCCATACATCGAAGTCAAGTGAACCTCAAGCCCGGCATCATTCATGGCCTTCATGTTCTCGATGACCTTCTCGTTGTCTTGGCCTTTCCGGATCTTGTCGATAGTATCCTGGTTCGCTGATTCCACGCCGACGAGCATAAAGCGGCAACCGGCCTCTTTCATCAATTTGAATGGAACCACACGCTCAGAGATCGGCTTCATGTTGCAACCCCAAACTATTTTTTTGTTCCTATTTCCTGACAACATCTCACGGCAAAAAGAATCAAGCCAATCACCAACAGGAAAAGTACCAGAATCATTAAAAACTT